CACAGTATGGTATCGTCTGTCGCGGATCGATCCGGAAGCGTTTACGGAAAGTGATTTCCTGAAGCATTTCGCCGTTGATGAAAAGAGCAAGACAACAATAAAAAAAGACAGCCATGAATAACAATTCGTCAAAAAAACTCCCCTTCTCCCCCGAAGAACAGGCGGCCTGGACGCCCCCGGAAGACCTCACGGTTTCTCAATGCGCCGACAAGTATCGCGTTCTGTCGGAAAAGTCCGCCAAATCCGGGCCGTGGGAAACGGGATTCAACCCCATTTCAAGGGCGTTTATGGATGCTTTCGGCATCGATTGCATCAAGGAAATATGGCTCGTCAAGCCGACCCAGTCTTCCGGAACCGAAGGTCTTTTGAATATGCTCCTCTACGCCGTTCTTCAGGACCCCGGCCCCGCTCTTTTTGCCGAACCGAATGAAAATTTAGCCGGTGAAATCAGCCAAGAACGCATCGACGACATGATAAGGCATTGCGACGCTCTTGATTCGCGGTGTTTGCTCAAGGAAAAGGGACAAAAGAACTTCACGAACATGAATCTTTATATGGCCTGGGCGGGCTCTCCGACTTCCCTTGCGTCCAGAGCTATCCGATACGCCTTTTTTGACGAGGTTGACAAGTACAGGCTTTTCGCGGGCCGCGAAGCCTCGCCGCTCAAACTTGGAAGCGAGAGAACGAACACCTTCCGCGAAATCATGAAGAAAGTTCACACATCAACGCCGGTCCTTGAGGCCGACGAGATAACTCAAGGCGAAAAGAAATGCGACTCCCGCTTCCGCTTCCATGTCAAATGTCCTCATTGCGGACATCGGCAACAGCTTCTTTTCGAAGGGATCAAGTTCGACGCGAACCTTACGCCGAAAGAAATTGAAGACGCGGCTTTCTATGAATGCGCGGGCTGCAAGGGCGCGATCCGCGAAGATCAGCGCATGGAAATGATAAGGCGCGGCGTCTGGATCGACTCTATATCCGGCCTGGAATTCGACGACTGCATAGCGAAAATCAAGCCCCGCTCGGTAGGCTTCCAGTTCTGGCGCATTCATACGCCCTGGTTCACGTTCGGAGAAATCGCCGCCGAATACATCAAGAGCAAAGATAGGCCTTCGGATCTCATGAACTTCAAAAACTCATGGCTTGCGGAGCCGTGGGCGGAAAAGGGAGACATAAAAACCGAGCTTCAACTTATGAGTCGCCGGATTGATCTTCCGTCGAAGACTTGCCCCGACGACGCCATAGCGGTATTGGCCGGCATCGACATGGGGCAGGGCGGCTTTTGGTTTGCGGCCTGGGCGATGACTCCGAAATCTCAAAGGATACTCATTGATTACGGTTTCGAATCGTTTGTCGGCGCAACGGCGGAAGAACAGCGGGCGAAAATACGCAGATTCGTCTTCGGAACGTCCTATCCGAGCGCGGACGGCGCCTATGTTTATCCGATTTGGCGGGCGGGAATGGACACCGGCGGCGGCAGAGACGAAGAAGACGAGACGCAGACGGCGCGGGCCTATTCCATTATCAGGGCCGTGAGCGACGGAAAGCGGCTTTTGGGCATCAAAGGGCGCAGCAATTCGACCGCAATCGCCCATGTTTCCCTGTCCGTAATCGATAAAATGCCGGGAAAACAAGGCAAACTGATCCCGGGCGGTCTCAATTTATGGTTGATTAACACGGACGCCATGAAAAACGACTTTTCCCATTACCTGGGCTTGCCTGTCGAGTCGGACGGAGCGGCCGTTTTTAACAGAGATACCCGCGACGACTTCATTAAGCACATTCTGGCTGAGGAACGGCGGAAAAATAAGAATGGACACTGGGAATGGGTCCAGCTTTCAGCGGCGAACCATCTTTTAGACTGTTCGATAATCGCCCTGGCTATGGGCGACCGAGAATGTTGGGGCGGCGTGGACATTTTGCACAGGCCTCAGCGTTATCCGTCGTCGGCGTCCCCGAAGATCGAAGCGAAGGCTATAGAGCCGAAAGAAACGGGCGTGGTTATCGAAAATATCAGCATTCCGAAGGCTCCAGTCAGGCGGGGGGGCCGCAGAATCATCAGCAGGGGGGTTGAATGACGGAAATCAAGAAGCGTTTTCTTACCTCGAAAGAAGAAATCATGGAGTTTTTGGGGATTAAGGACGCTGTATTATCTCAATTTCTTAAGATAAATATCCCTGTCATAATCATAAATGGCCGTTATTATGCGCATGCAGAAAATCTCGACGCTTGGTTTAAATCTCTTACTGCAAAACAGAGGCCCGAAATAACCGTTGAAGACGCCCCGAAATCATAAAAAAATAGTTTGTCAAGCTTTTTTACATCCAATTTTGCCTTTTTTACCCCCGATTTACCCCCGATTTACCCCCGATTTAAGAAAATAGCCAAAAACAGGGGTTATTATGCAGCCATCGAAACGAAGATTTAACTTCTACGAGGCGCATATGAAAAGATGGCTGGAATAACCCTAGCTCAAGCAGAAGCGCAGTTAACCGCCTGGCTCGACGCCTCGACGGCAGTCGCAACCGGACAGGCCTATTCTATTGCCGGAAGATCTCTCACTCGCGCCAACGCCGCAGAAATCCGCGAGAACATCAAGTTCTGGAACGCCGAAGTCAAGTCGCTTTCACGCGGCGGACTCGCAATTAAAGGAGGGACGCCGACCTGATGCCCGCAATCGAACCTCGCCCAAAAATCCGAATCGCTCAAAACTTCCTCGACAAGGCAATCGGCTACATCTCCCCCGTTCGAGCGGCGCAACGCATGCGGGCGCGGGCAGTCATGGCCATGGCCGGCGCATATATCGGAGCTTCCCGGTCGCGCAGGGCGACGAAAGAATGGACTGTCAGCAAAGGAGACGCCGACAGCGACATCATTTTCGACCTTCCGTTATTGCGCGAACGCTCCCGCGATCTTGAAAGGAACGCCCCCTTAGCGGCGGGCGCCATAAACGTCACGGTCTCCAACGCAGTCGGAACCGGACTCAAACTGCAATCGAGAATTGACCGGGAATATCTCGGCATGACGGACGATGAAGCGGACGCCTGGGAAGAGAACACCGAAAGGGAATTTCGTTTATGGGCGGATACGCAGGAATGCGACGTTTCGCGCACTCTCCGGTTTTCCGAACTGCAAGAGCTGTCGTTCCGGCAATCCCTTGTCAACGGCGATTCCTTTACGGCCCTGCCGAAAATTAAACGTTCCGGGTCACCTTACGCCCTAAAGCTCATGTCGATAGAAGCGGACCGCGTCTGCAATGAAAAATGGAAGCCGGACACCGCCGAACTCGTCGCTGGCATTGCGAAGGATCAATACGGGGCCCCGACAGCCTATCACGTCATCAACCAGAATCCATACGGCGCATATATCAGGGCGAAGGACGGCTACGTCTGGCAGATAATACCGGCGTTCGGCTCGAATACCGGACTGCGGAACATGATTCACCTTTTCCGCACGACGCGCCCCGGGCAGACTCGCGGAGTGCCATTTATCGCTCCCGTAATTGAACAGATCAAGCAAATTGACCGATATACCGAAGCTGAAATCATGGCCGCCGTCATATCGTCCATGTTCACTGTCTTCATCGAATCGGAAAGCGGCGACGTTAATTTCGACATATCCGGATTAGGCGAGGAGACAGGCGCGGCAACGTCCGACAAAGACATAAAACTTGGCAACGGCTCGGTAGTTGGACTTTCGACAGGGGATAAGATTTCGACCGCAAACCCCGGACGCCCTAATTCAGCCTTCGATCCATTTGTTAAAGCAATTCTCGAACAGATGGGAACGGCCCTCGAAATACCCTTCGAGGTTTTGATCCGGCATTATCAGTCTTCCTATTCCGCATCGAGAGCGGCCCTCCTGGAAGCATGGCGTTTTTTCAAAGGACGCCGCGTCTGGATGGCCTCGAATTGGTGCCAGCCCATCTATGAGATTTGGCTTTATGAGGCAATCGCAAACGGGCGAATTGCGGCCCCCGGCTATTTCTCCGATCCGATGATTAAAAAGGCATACTCGGGCGCGATCTGGGTAGGCGACTCTCCCGGATATATTGACCCCTCTAAAGATATCGACTCAGCTCAAAAAAGAATCGATCTCGGCATTTCGACGCTCGATGAAGAAACGGCCCTTATAACGGGCGGCGATTTCGAAAAGAACCTGCCGCGCATTCGAAAAGAAAGAAAAATCATGCAGGAAATCGGGCTCTGGACGCCCGCGCAATCAAAAAATGCCGTTCCTGTCGCTCCCGCTCCCCAGACGCCCCAAAACCAACCGGGAGGTCAAACCGATGAGGCTGCTTGACGTCATGACTTCGCCTTGGGCAATCGCTCCCGCAAAGCTTTCCGAAATCCGGGAAATTTACCTAGCGCACATGCGCGGCCCCCGAATCGAATGGAAGGACATGGAAGCGCGGGTCTTGAATTCCCTCGTCGGCAATAAGCGCGACAGCGACAAGCCTTATTGCGTCACGGACGGCGTTGCGGTCATTGACATAATGGACGTCCTGACAAAAAATGCGGGCTTCTTCTCCTATCTCTTTGGCGCGTCCTCCATGACCCAAATCGGCGAAGCGATCAAGGCGGCCCTTATTGATCCCGCCGTCAATTCGATTTTGCTTCACGTCGATTCCCCCGGCGGAACCGTCGACGGGACGCAAGAACTCGCGGAGACCGTTTTTTCCGTTCGCGGCAAAAAACCGATCATCGCATACACCGACGGCATGATGACGAGTGCGTCCTACTGGATAGGCTCCTCCGCCGACAAGGTTTATATCAGCGGCGACACGACGGAGGTCGGTTCAATCGGAACCATTTTCACGCACATCGATCAATCGGCATGGGACGAGCAAATGGGAGACAAATACACCCATATCGTCTCCGGGAAATACAAAGACGCGGCGAGTCGTCATAAACCGCTCTCCAAAGAGGGGCGGGCGTATCTGCAAGATCAAGTTGATTATTTGAACGGCGTTTTCATCGACGGCGTTGCGAAAAACAGGGGCGTCACATCCGAAAGGGCTCTCGAAATGGCGGACGGCGCCCGAATTTACATTGGCAAACAGGCAATTGACGCCGGTCTTGTGGACGGAGTTTCCACTTACGACCAGCTCATGAAAAAAATGACTGCCGGCAGCGCAGTCAGAAGCGTTTATTTCAAATCCGAAAAGGAGGGAACAATGGACATAAATGAATTGAAAGATAAATTTCCGGCAGTCTATCAGGCCATCCTCGATCAGGGAAAGACCGAGGGAATGCTTGCGGGCGCGCAGGCAGGCAAAGAGGCCGGAATAAAAGAAGGCAGAGAGGCGGGCGCGGCAGCCGAACGTCAGAGAATCGTCGACGTGCGCGCGCAATTTATTCCCGGCCACGAGGCATTGATCGAGTCCTTGGTAAACGACGGCAAAACTACCGGCCCGGAAGCGGCCATGAAAGTTTTGGCGGCGGAAAAAGAGATTCGCAAGACAGCGGCGGACAAGATCGAGAAGGACGCCGAAGCGGTCAATAAATTGAAGCATAACGCCACTGTCGAAAAGCCCTATGACGGGAAAGATTTCATGGCGCTGGTCGACGAATACGTCGAAGCGCACAAGTGCAGCAAGACCGATGGAATAAAGGCCGTTATGAAGGCGAACCCCAAAGCGCATGCGGCTTACATAAAAAAAGTCAACGAAGGGAAGGAGGTATAAACGATGCCTTGGAATGAAGGAATCAAAACATTTTACGCCGGAGAAGACCTGGCGGCAAACCGGCGCGTCAAGATTGAATCCGGCACGACAAGCGATCCTCCGGAAGTTAAATACGCCGACGCGGGCGAAGACTTTGTCGGCGTAACTCTTTACGCAGCCGATGAAGATGAGCTTGTTTCCATAAAGCTGAATTCCTCGCCCGGAACTTTCGAGTGCGAATGCTCGGTAAGTTCTTCGATTGGTCGCGGAACTATTCTTTACGGCGCGGCTGACGGCAAAGTCTCCGACGCTTCCAGCGGAACGGCCCAGGGAATTTCTCTCGAAGCGGCTACCGACGGGGCGGTTATCGAAGTTGCCTTCTGGAATGTGAAGGCGACGACAGCGGCGACAGTCTCTGTTCTCGATACCGCAAGCCATTTTTCTGTAAAGACCGCCGAGGCGGCCCTCGCTCAGTTGGCGGTAGGATTGAAGACCGCTCAATACACAATTCAGCCTTCAGCTCTCATGCTCGAATCAGGGGCGGCTATCGGAGCTTTCGCAAACGGAACGACCGACGGCTGGACTCAGCTTTCAAGCAAGGCGATGGCTATCCGCTGGAACGACGGCGGAACCCCGACCGATATAGTTGCGCAGTTCATTCTCCCCCAAGACTACGACGATGCGGCAGCCGTGGTTGTGCATTTTCTCGGCGCAATCGTCAAGGCGGGAGGATCTGAATCCGATTCTCCGACGCTGACCTGTGAAGCGTACTTCGACGTTGCAGCTGCAGCCCCCGCGGCAGATACGGATTGCGGCGGAACGTCGGGAGAATTCCTGACGGCGTCTGGAGCGGTTTTACAGGAAAAGATGCTGACGATTTCGGCGGACGACGCCCCGGCGGCTCCTACGGTCCTAACGCTTATCTTCCATCCGACGGATGGGCAGCTCGCAACAGACGACTTTGTTTGCCTGCCGCCCTGGCTGGAAGTCACCCGCAAGATATTGGCGGCTTAACAGTTCATTGAAAATTTAGGGCTCCCTGAAAGTCCGGCCAGACCGACAGGGACGCAAGAAAGAATCAAGGGCGCATGGTGAGGTGCTCACCCACTTCACATGCGCCCTTTTTCTTTGCCCTGAATTCGACAAGAAAAGGAGGTTTTAAAAATGCCCAGAGCAGCAGCAAGTTCAGCCATATTCCGGCCCGATCTCGGGATTACGGTCATGGAATTTTGGGAAGGCCCGACCATGGGTTACATCGGCCTCGAACTCATGCCGATTTTCAACACTCCCGCGCAGTCGGCGACATATCCGGTCATTCCGAAAGAAGTTCTGATGAAGATCCCCGACGTTTCAAGGGCTCCTCGCGGAAATTACAACCGGGGCGACTGGAACTACGAACGCGGAAAGTTTTCCACATCCGAAAAAGGATGGGAAGAGCCGATAGACGATACAGAAAGAAGCTTGATGGACCGCGAAGCCCCCGGCGTAGCGGACATGATAGCGACGCGGCGCGCCATGGGCCATATCCTCAGGGCGCAGGAAAAGCGAATCGCCGACAAACTTTTCAACGCGAGCAATTTCACCGCTCACGCTCTCACGAACGAGTGGGACGACGCGACAAGCGCAACGCCGATCAAAGATATCAAGGATGCAAAATTGGCGTTTCGGACTCAATGCGGCATGCTCCCGGATGCGCTCGTTATCGCCTATTCGACCTTCGAGGATCTCAAAAATTGCGACGACGTAGTCAATAGACTGAAATACACATTCCCCGGCATGGACATCAACCGCATGTCCAGCGCCCAGTTGGCCGCAGTCTTCGACGTGCCTCGCGTCATCATTGGCGGTTCGGTTTACGACTCGGCGAAAAAGAACAAAACCGCGTCCATTACCGACGTTTGGAACAAGGAATATGCGGCCCTGGTGAAAATCGCTTCGGGCGGCGCAGACCTTCTTGAGCCCGGACTTGGCCGGACGTTCCTGTGGACCGAAGATTCCCCGACGAATGCAATCGTTGAACAATATCGCGAGGAGCAAACCCGCAGCGACATCTTCCGCGTCCGACATCACGTCGACGAGGCGTTCATGAAATCCTACGACGACACCGGAGCCGCCGTCAGCGACATAGCAGCCGCTTGCGTCTACCTCATTTCCAACGTCACGACCTAAAAGCGCAGGGCGCGCGATCCATACAAACCGGATAGAGGCCCGTCTTTCGAGGCGGGCCAATCCATAACGAAACGAACGGGAGGACAGGCCCCATGCTTAACAACAATACAATCCAATTCCCCTTTGCACATGCCGATATGCAGATCCGCGTCAAATACAACGCCGCGGGCGACCCTGAATATATCGGGCGGGCCAAGCCGGGAGTCGGAGAATCGGAAGAGGGCTGGCTGATTGAATATATTGGCTACGATTCCAGCCGGAACGTAACGTCCCTGAAGTTTGCGAGCGGCGATAACGCCTACAAACATGCGTGGTCGCAATACGATCATTATTCATATTCGTAAGGAGGGGACTTTATGCCGGTAAGAATAAATCCATTTACGGGCTTGCTGGAATTCGAGGCGCTTCCTTACGGATTGATCTTCCTCGGGACGTGCAACGCAGACATGACCGCGTCCAAGACGGCCATTTACTGCGCGAACCTCTCCGGCTACGGCGCCGATTATTTCAACGACAATAGCTTTTACATGTACGTCTTCAAAAACGCCAACTCGGCGGGCGCGGCTCCCGTGGGCGATTATCCCCGGAAGATCACGGACTACACGAACGCGGGGGTCTTCGCCGTCGACGCCTTTTCGGCCAATGTCGAGGCCCTGGACGAGGTTTATCTGATCCATAAGTCGATACTCGCGTCGACGAGGACCACGAGTCTGGCGATCACCGGCACAAAGGCCGCCGGATCGACGTATTCGGTCACGAGCGCGGGCGCGAATTACACGAAGGCCGGAGACGACGCCGACCTTCTGGCAAGCGCGGCGCTGTTCAACGCGGCGGAATCAATATCCATATTTTTGAACGGGGTTTGCCAGGACAAAGGGACTCACGCGGTTTGGGCGTCGGCTACAAGCTTCACGCTCGATGTCGCGGTCGATAACGGGGATGAAATATTAATTTTGACGCAATGATGCGTCCACGCTGCTCCTCGGCGGAGCAAGAAAGGAGGGCGAAATGCCAGTAAATGCAAGACAGGTCAATATTTTGAGGCCGAACACGGCGGGAACCTGGACGACGCTGGATCAGTACATGAACCGGAAGAGGATTCTCCAATTAACATGGGTTGAAGCGCAATCCGTAACCTTCGCCGGCGTAAACGTGATGAAAATTGATTCCACGACGCATTTGCCCGCGGGCAAGATTGCGGTCCTGAAGGCGAGTCCGCCGACGACCTTCGCAACCAACGCGGGCATCATAGCTGCAGAACTTGTGGGAACGGTAGGAACAGGAGCCACTACTAGCCACTCCGACAACCTCGCGAACGTCCTCAATCTTGTTCCCTTGAGGGATTCTGTCACTCACGACGAGGTCACAGTCAATGTGGCGGGAGTCGAATACACGGTATTCGGGCTGATCCAATGCGTCAACGGCACCGCAGAAGGAGCGGATGTCGGAGCAAATTCGTCGGAAAATCTCCAAATTTCCACCGTCTATTATGCCGGCGACGGGACTCTTACTTTAACCGTGATTACCGGAACCGTCGATTTCTGCGTCAACAAGGTCTACATCGAGTCCCAGATGCCGGACGTAATGATGGAAGGCGGCAGGCGAGAAGAGCTCGTTATCGAACCGAAAGCCCTTACATCTCTCATAAGCGCAGGAACCGTGTCGGCGGCATTTGCCAGCGGCGAAGTGATTACCATCGCGACCGGCGCAGGCGCGGGAACCGGCACATCAACCGTCGCAGTCGTGCCGGCAGGTTCGACAGTCGCTTTGCCGGCGACTGAAGCCGGCTTTACCGGCAGCAACCTTTACCAGGTCTATCTGAACGGCGTGCGCCTGACCAAGTGCGCCAAGGGCGCGGGCACGGCGGGATGCGTCGAATGGGAAAGCGCGACGACTTTCAGCATCAACCAGATCATGGACGTCGGCGACGTTTACGAAGTCGAAGTCCCGGCCCTGTAATCAGCTAAATGAATCGGGCGACTATGCCCTGTCCGTCGTGGATGGGCGGGGCTGGTTGTCTCCCAAAAAGGAGGCGATATGCTGAACCAGAATCAGATAAAAGATCTCTATTTCGCGACCGTGGCGGATGCGAAAGCTGCCGGAAGGCCGAACGAGGTTTGTTATGTGGCCGAAACGGGCCTGATGTATTACTACCTGGCCGCAGGTGCGGCTTATACAGCGGACGATATCGGAGTCCTGACGACCGCGAACGGAGGCAATACCAGGTGGGTTTCTCTGCGCCATAGAATCTCCGATTACCTAGTCATTCCAGTGGGCGCAGGGAAAGACTCAACCATTGCGGCTCCTGACGCCCTAGCGGTATTTCAGGGAACCGTAGGCAATACGATCAATCCGACCGCCGCCAATGTGTCTTATGGCACCTTTACCATTAACGGCAACGGATTCGACATTACTTCCGCCGTTTACGGTTCGGGAACGCAGACGGGCACGTTCACGATTGCCGGACTCACCATCGGTTCTATCTACCGTCTGCAATTCACTCCGACAGTGGCGGGGCAAGTTCCCACGTTCACGGCAACTTCCGGCATTGGGGATGTCTCAATTCCGACCATTGTTACGGCGACCGTCGAAAATATCTACTTCGAAGCGACGGACACGACAGCGGTTTTCACGGCGACAAATACGGGCGCGTCAACGTGGTCAACGACCTCCACAACTTGCAAACTGTACAGCCGACCTGCGTATCTGAGGGAATTTTCGGCCACTGCTACGCAGATTCTACTTTACAACGTGCCGCTTCCGGCTGATTGGAACGGCGGAACCATTACCATTACGCCTTATGCGGCTGTCTCGCAGGCAACGGCTCCGGCAAATGGCGAAACCGTGATTTGGTCATTCAGCGCATTCGCAATTCCAAATTCTGGCAGCAAGAGTCGCGCACTTGGGACAGCGGTAACATCAACTTGGACGGCAGATGCAACGCTTGTGCAGTACGATCAGGTCATAGGGACGGAAACGGCGGCTATCACCATTGCGGGAGCGGCGGCAGGCGGCGGGCAGGTGTGCGAGATAAAATGCAAGAGGGTTACGACGGATACTTACGAACAGAAAATCGGGCTTGAAAGCTTGCTTCTGAAGTTTACCCGATCACTGGCCGCATAGGAGGAACGATGCAGACAATCTATCCTCAGTTCAACACTGTCATGCCCGGCGGAAGCATCATTCAGGCGGTGCAAGTTGTTCCCACAACGGCAATCCTCGCCGCCAACGCCCGAATAGACGGCACCGCGGCCAATGCTTTTGTCTGGTTGAATGGCGTCGATTTATCTGCCTACCAGACCGGCAATTACATCCTCTGGCTGTCAGACGGTACTAACGCCGCTTGGGGCTACATCAGCGCGACCGCTCCGACAGGGGATGGGAGTGGGGGTGCAGCCTATACCGATATGATAACAGGCGACAATTCTACATTCACGTCTGATACGGGATGGTGGACAAAAGGCACCGGATGGACAATTTCCGGAGGATATGCGAATGCAGACGGAACGGGAACAGATGCCGATTGTAAGCGACTCGCGCTAAACACTGTCGGCGGATTGTATTTATCCAGTTTTGATGTCATACGCAATAGTGGACAGGTTCGTTGGCAATATGGCGGTACGGCCAACAGCGGCATATTGCGTAACGCATCGGGAACATTCACAGAATACCGCACCCAGAGTATATCCGGCAATATCTATATTAATAGCCAAGTCCTTAACGGCACGGTAGACAATGTTCTAATGCGTCACGTAGATGACCCACCGCCCACCGGCGCCCTGATCCTCCAATCGAAAGACGGGCCGCGTGGCTGGTCTAACGGAGTGGCAGGCGCATTTCCTACGGCGCTGAACCCGAACGGCGTAAACAGATATACGGTTTACAAAGTGCAGTAGCAAGGAGCGAGCGGCATCCTGTCGCACAACAGGATTCACCATCTAGGCCGATGATGGCTTTCGCGCCGCTCAGAACAGGCCATAACTCTTTCGAGGAAGGCTGTCAAGATGGCAAACGGATTTGTAGTCACGAAGGAAGACTGGGAACATATGACTCCGGCTCAACAGGGATGGCTGACCTTCAATGCCGTGCAGGAGTTGGATAAGCGCGTGAGAGTCCTGGAAGACCGTCCTTTCGTTGATAAATGCTTTGCGGCAGCTGGCGGCATTATCGGCGGGGCGATGGCTTACCTGGGGCTGAAGATGGGGGGATGAGATGACGCTCAGCGAGAAACAGCGGCTCTTTGTACGGCTCATCGGCAAACTCATTGAGTGGGCTTACCAGCAGGGATACGAGTTGACCCTTGGCGAGTCGTTTGATGATGACAATATCGGGCATATGAAAAATAGTCTCCACTTATATCCGACTCGCGCAAGACCTGAATTTATTTAAGGACGGCAAGTGGCTTCAAAAGAGCGAAGACCATGAGCCGCTAGGGAAGTTTTGGAAAAGTCTTAATCCGCTTTGCAGGTGGGGCGGAGATTGGAACGACGGCAATCATTACTCATTGGAGCATGAGGGACGTTCCTGAAATGTCGGTTCGCAGGAGAATTGGATTATATGAAAAATCTATATTGCCTAAAAGAAAGCGGTACGCAGAAGATCA